ATGCCTACTGGCCTAAAACGCGCTTCTTCAGCCGCAAGTTGCGCGGCTTTAAGTTGCGCGTCGGCTTGTGTACGGGCTGCTTTTTCGGCAGATTTACCTTGTAAATAACCGCCAACAACATCACCAATTGCTTTAAATGGCATATCAAACTCCAATCAAAATTTCGTCCACTTTAGACGGGTCTTTCTCGTCAGTGGCGTGAATACAAAACCAAACGCAATCAGTAACGGCCTTGACGCCATGCGTCATACCAGCCTTAATTTCAATGCAAGCTGGCGCGTCAACAATGTCAATCTCTGTTCCTCGCAGAACCGCGACCTTACCCTTGGCAAGAATCGACAAATGGCTGAAGTTATGCGTATGCTTCAGGATAGCTGTGCCAGCCGCAAATGCGGTTTCCTTGGCATACAGGCCATCGCTGAAGTGGTGCGTGATCATGCAGTGCGCTTCCACATATACACTGTAATGTAAGGCTGGTAGTTGGCGTTTGTGCCGCTTGTGCCAGCGGATGCTGTAGTGAATGTATGCTGGTGCGTTGGGATGGTAAGAGTTGCAGTATTCTGGCTTCCAGTACCGCTTGCACCTTGAGGGCGATTACCTAAAGCACCAGACACCGCAAAAGTTCCAGTTGCGGCGTTAAAAATACCAAAGTCACTTCCAAAACCACCTGTTATCGAACCAGCAGACGAACCACCAGCATCCGTTGTACCAGTGTGCGTGTGGCTTGGCAATGTCGAATCCGCACTACCACCAGTTTCTTCAGCCGTGTCGAACAGGACATTGGCAGAATTAAGGCTGACCAACACTCGGCCAGCGCCAAAGGTAGTCCAAGTGCCAAAACCCAACAGAGTGGCAGGATTGGTCGCAACCGTGGCGTTGATGTAAATTGAGCCGACAGGATGCAGTGCCGCAAGTGCTGCTTGCACAAATGCAGTAGTGGCAAGCAAGGTTGAACTGTTACCAAAAGTCTGGGTTGTTGCAATCGTACCTGTTGGCAGTGTTGGCGTACCTGTAAAAGTAGGCGAAGCCAAGTCAGCCTTGGTTGCAATCGCCACCGAAATGTTTACGAACTCGGTGTTGATCTCCGTGCCTTTGACAATCTTTAGCGGGTCGCCAGAAGTTAACGCATCTTTAGTGGCGAAGTTAGTGCTCTGTGTATAGTTACTCATATTGTTTTCCCGTCTTTGCTTTGGATTTCAATCCGTTGAATAGACAGCGCAGAGCCATCAATGTCAGCCTCATAGCCTGTTTGCACGATTTTACCGCTACCAGAGGCAGACACGCTTAATGTTTGCAAAGCCACACCATTGGCGTATTGAGCAAGCACCGTGGCATTTGCGCCGTACTCAGCAATTGCGTATTCAGAAACTGCTTGTGTTGGAATTTGTGCGTTGGTTGCAAGATAGTTGGCGCTAAAGTCAAAGCCCCACTTGAGCGTTACGAATTGGTTTGTGCCGCCAATCACGATTACCTTTAATCGCTTGAGCAGAGAGGTGACATTGGCATTGCCTAGATCAGCGTGGTTGGTGTAGTACAGCAGCCGATAAGACTCGGTGTCGTCTTGTGAGCCTGTGTACTTGGCAACATAGCTTGTCTTGCCCAGCAACAAATCGCCATTGCGCCTTGAGAGCAACGCTGAAGGCTCAATAGAGTCCCAAGTGGTGACTCTGAACGATCCATCTTGCAACTGTCCGCGAGTGTCAAAACAAAACACAGATTCTGAAAACGGCATTGTTATTAGATAGAACGCTTCCGTTTCAGAATAAACAGACTTAATGTTTGCCAGTGTTTCACCAGCAACGATGTTCATAAAATCACTACGCACATTTTTGGACAAGTCGCCAATCGGCACTGACTTCTCAATCACAGTCCGCGCAAATGATCTCACGCCTGAATTGGACAAAAACAAAACATCTTTGCCAGTGCCTTGAATCGAATCCCTGGCAATGCAACCGATACCCGCAACGGTGTCTGCCAGTGTGATTGTCGAAGGCGTAGTCGCGCCTGAATAGACCAGTATCTGACGCTGACCAAAGATGATCAGAAAGTTGTTGTGGGCAGCTAGGCCGGTGATGTTGTCCGCGCCGTTAGGCCAAACCTGATTAATATTTATCGAGCCTGAAGTGCCGCCCGTCCAAACATGGCCTGATAGCAAATCAGAGAAAAAGACCGTGGTGTTGTCGGTTGATGTATCTGCCACCCACAAGCGGCCATAGGCGCTGATAGCGATGTTGCCCAAAGGCACAGTACCGGCATAGCCAGTCTTCTCACTAACGCGCCTGAAGGTCGTGGTGCTGACAGCAGGATCAAAGATCAGGGGGTCAAAGCCGCTTTGAAAGAAGAAAGTAATGCCATTCAGTGAAGCACAAGCCCAGTTATTGGCCGTAATTACAGGGGCTGTACCGCCGCCGCCGTAAGTCAATTCGCTCACGGCGTTGCTGCCGTCTAGCTTAAACAGCTTGTTGTTGCCTGAAAAGAGAATAGTCAGAGTGCCGTCAGTCTGTACTAGCTCATGGATAACACCTGGAGCATTCGCACCTAAACCACCAGCGGATGCGTTAACCCGCGCCCAACCCTTGCGTGAACCGATACGTCCAAACTGGTCAATCACGCAATTTGTAGCGACTAGCGCAAATCCCGCCGCCAAGTCTAAAGGCGAGTCTTGCGTATTCAGGCCAAAGAATCCTGGCGCTGAAATGCTGGCAGTCTGGAGAGCTTGGCTCATATCGCAACAAACTCTTTATTCTCTGGATAGCGTGTGCCTTCCAAAGCAATCTGGTCAGACAGCATGGCGCGGTAAAGCTGGTACGCCTCAGATGAACTAAGACCGCCATCCTCGCCGCGCTCCACCAGCGCACGGGCATAGGCGTTTTGCACAACTAGCGTGTCAGGAACAAGCACAGATGTGCCATCAGCAGCCAATGTTGCTTGGGGTACTGTCAAAGAGAATGGAATACTGTAAACACCATCAGGACGGGGGTACAACTCCACCTTGGTGTCGCCACTAGCGTCTACCCCGTTAAATGCGTAATATTGAGGCAACCCGTTTGTTGTTGGGACTAGGTTTTGATAACGATTCATCTCCACAAAACTGATGTTTTGCAGACCAATGTTTGATGTTGTGTTAATCGCGTCTTGCACTTGGAACTTCTGTCCAGCACCCGTCATCGAATAGATGTAAGTCGCAGACACGGTAGTGAGAGTGACGGTTGTACCCAGCACGTTCCAGTTAAAAGCGTCCTCAATCTGGCGCTTGGCATCGTTGACAAACAAGCCGATCAGGGTTGAATAAGTTGTTTCGTTGTTGGTTGAGACTTGCGTTTCACGCAAACGAATCAGCACATTGTTGATAAGCTGGAGGTAAGTCATTTCTTGTTCCTTGCGCTGATTGCCTTGGCCTTGGATTTAGCATCCGCTTTGCTGCTAGCCCCCCATGCTTTTAAACTTAACAGCAATCGAGTAGGCTTTCCGTCTTTGTACTCAGGGCCATCATTGCCGCCCATTCTTGCTAAGAAGCTAGCCCTGCGCGGGTTGTCGCCCGATTTTACAGGGGGCTTGATGTCTTGCCCAGCAGCCTTCAGACTTGCGCGTCCAGCAGCATTGAGGCCACCTTTTGGGTTCTGTCCTTCCTTGCGCTGCCAAGCGGGAGTTTTCATCGGTAGCCTTTAGTCTTTGCCGCTATCTTTTTAGGTTGCGCTACGAATTGTTTCCCCGCAGCTTTGCCAGCACGTTTCGCCCGAGTTGTCGCAGCGTACTCAGCATTGCTGAGACTTTTGATTGCAGCGCTTGGAAGGTATCGCTCACCAGTTTCAGAAGATTTTTTACCACTTTTAGTTCTCCAATCTTGGTCGCCCCAATCCTTTAGGCTTTTCTGGGTAGCTTTCATTTTTTCTTCGGTGGCGTATGGGTTAAGACTTTACTGGCTGGTGTGTGCTTTGCACCTGTCATCAAGACAGCACCAGCTTTGTGAGTCTCACCTTTATACAGCTTGCCGTCCGGTGTGTAATGCGCTTTTGTCTTGCTCACGATTTATACCCCCCGCCCTTAGCTTTGTACTCTTTTGCTAAGAGTTGTGCTTTTCTGGCTGACCATTCGCCAGCGCCCGTGCCTTGCACAGCCTGGCCCTTGATCTTTTCAAACAAAGCCTTCCGCATGGTGGGCTTTGTGTAGACCGCCGCTTGGTTGACTTTGCTTTTCATTTTTTCTTCACCTTTGCTTGTGACAGCGCAATTGCCATAGCTTGCTTTGGGTCTTTGACCACCTTTTTGTTGGTAGTCAACTTACCCGCGCCAAACTCTTTCATCACCTTGCTAATCTTCTTTTGGGCTGGAGTTTTCATGCTAGTACAAAACCTTTGCGATGATCGTGCCAGAAGTGTACGCAGTACAGTTTGCTCTCAAGTACTTGGGAGCGTTAGCTATGGTGACAATGCCGTCAGCAGTCAAGGCTGTGCCAATGGTGGCAAAGGTTGTGCCATCCAAGCTACCCTGAAATGCCACAGTTGCTGTTGTAATACCGGACACTTGCAAGAATGCCGGTTGACCAGCATCCGCTTGAACAGCCTTAGACGCGCCAGTTGCTACGACAGAACTTAACAGCGTAACAGGTGTAGTTAGGGATGCCATTACTTGCCTCGTTTGGCTTTAGTTGCCATGTTAGTGGCAGTACGCTGGCCGCGCTTAGGCATGGCCTTTGGCTTGCCAACGGCAACCATGATTGCCACGGGCATTGCTTTTTTACCAGACATTTTTGGTGCTTTTCCGTACATGATTTATCCTTTAGCAGTTGATTTACGAGGCCGACCCATTTTCTTAACTGGTGCAAGCATGGGCAAAGGTTTGATCTCAGGCACAACTTTCTCATCCAGACGCACATAGCCATGATGCCCACGCATCGAATCAATGTCTACTTGCTGGGTAAAAGTTACAGTAGTTCCTGATTGCAAACAGCGGAAAGTTGCCATGATTATCCTAAAAAGGAGGGCCGAAGCCCCCCTGTTTAAACGATGCGAGCAATGACCAATCTAACAGTCGTTGACGCCAAGTTAACCGCAGCGCCAGTGGTGTTGGTNGTTGCGATAGTGACAGTGCCAGCAGCAGAGACATAAGCGCGGCGAACAAGCCCCGCTTCGTCAACGCCAGCAGACATCCCAATTATCATATCGCCCAAGACAACGCCAGGTACGGCTACGGTGTCAGTTCCAGCGGCTTGATCCGCTACGGAAGCTGAGTCTAAGGTACAAGTTACAACCCATGTGTCTTTAAAAACGCCACGGAATTGGTCGTTGCCCTGTCGAGCAGTGATTGCGGTTGCAGCAGCCATTTTCTAACTCCTTAAAAATAATGCCCCCATTTCTGGGGGCTTGGGGTTAGGCTGGCACTGCCAACGCAAAAGCGCTAGAAGACAGAGCTGCACCAGTAGTAGCGGCTGCACGAAGTGCGGCAACGCCATACAGAGTGTCCGATGTAAACAAAGTGGCAAGGTAGTCCTGCTTGTACTGTGTTTGTGAACGGATACCGATTTGCTCAACCAGAACCATAGCGTCTTTGTGACCCATCAAGCAAATACGATCAGTAGTGCTGTTACCAGCGCCAGTATCAGCATTGCTAGATGTNAACACAGGAATGCCATACANGTTNCCGATTTCACCAGTGCGGATCGCATTGCCATTGCCCACAAAAGCCTGTTCCGTATAACGGGAAAGACCCATCAGCGTGTTACGGCTAGATGGAGGGATCAGGAAAAAGCGATTGTCCATAGGAGTATCGTTGTCATCCAAACGCTGAATAGTGCGGCGAATTGCAGCATCAGTCAATGCGCTTGCATTGGATGTAGAACTGTTGTAAGCAGTAGTACCATCACCGCCGATGAAGGCTTTGCTAGTCGCAGTGGCAGTTGCGTAGTCGTTAGTACCGACAGTAGC